TACTGAATAATGCCATAAGTTCTCTCTTATAACATATTTATAACAATTGTCAAGCCTTATTTTTAAGTCTTATTAGTCCAGAACATTTTAGGTATACCACCAGAGAGTTTCCATACTTGATTCTTATTTTGAAAGTCTGCTATTTTCCTTGCGTCTTCTTCAAAAAAGTATTCAGCAATAGTATTCTTTGTCGGTTGTTCTATTACTTGCCATAATATCTTACGACCTCTTTTTTTCATCTTAACTTTATAAGATAGTTCACCATACTCTTTATCTGATTTAGGTTTTCTATCACCTCTATGAAATCTTACTTTTTGTTTTTTTGGCATAATTATACTTTGAAATCAGAAAACTTATCGTAAGGATTCTGTTTCACTTCTACTTTCGGTTGTCCACTATCTACTATGTTTTGTGCGTTGTTATCTACATCATACAGTTTCATCTTTGCCCTATCAACACCTATGATAAATGATCTATTAATACCTGGATCATTATATCTATTCTTTAACTGTTTGACTTTCATTTGACCTAACTGATCTAGTTCTTCATTTGTTTGTAAAGCAAACATAAAGTCGGCAGTAGCAGGTAAACCAAAAGACTCTGCCGTATCTTCTAAACCAATATCAGTTGAAACAAATCCTGTTCTCGTTGTTTGTGTTGCACTAAAGATTGGCACATTAAACTCAACAGCAAGACCTCTTAATTCTTCAGCAATTGCCTTGATAAAGAAATATGATCCTACATTACCACCTTTAAATCTAGCACTAGTACAAATATTTAAGTAGTCAATGAAAACAACATCTGGTCTAAAACTTTTCTTCAATGCTAATTCATTAAACAATGATCTGAAATGACCACTATGAGCAGACGCAGTTGGATATTCTTTAATAATTAATTGACCACTAGTTTTGTTTTTTACTTTTTCTATTTTAGAATCATACAAGTCTTTCGGTAATAAGTGTAAATCATCTATTGTTGTATCTAATAAGTTTGCGTCAATTCTTTCAGCAATTCTTTCTTCAGCCATTTCTAAAGTAATATACAATACATTCAAACCTTGTGCCAAGTAAGCACTAGCACAATGACACATAAACAAAGACTTACCTACACCTGTACCTGCAAGAGCAATGTTTAATGTTTTACTTGGTACACCACCTTTTGTAATTCTATTAAAATAATCTAAATCAAATTGATATTTTTTTTCTCTAGTATGATAAAAAGCAAATCTTTCATCTGCGTCATTGATGTAATCGTGACCGATATGATTATCAAAACTTACTGCCAATGCGTCAGCGAGAATACTAGGTATCGCCTCTTGTGTTCTTAACTTGTCTTTACCATCTAAAATTTTGATACCATCTAATACTGCGTTATGAACAGCACGATCTTTACAAAACTTTTCAGTTGTATCTAACAGCCATTGTTGATCTATCTTTTCAGGATTTAATGTTACTATTAAATCTTTTACTAGTTTAACTTCGGTATCGTTTATATCTTTACGATTACCTAGTTCTATTAATATTGCTTCTTTTGATGGTAGATTTTTATACTTCATTACAAAAGAATTAATCTCTTGGAATAAAATCTGTTCTTCTCTTTTTGTAAAATATATTTCGTTTACAAATGGTAAAGTCTTACGAGTATAATCTTCATTGAAAATAAGATTTCTTAATATTGTAAATTCTATTCTTTCGTTATCCATAATTAAATGTAGTGTAAATAGCTTCCTACTATATATTTTGGTTGTTGAATTGGTTTATGTCCTATATGTTTATAGTTCCACATAGGAGGAAACATTAATAATCTGCCAGTTTTTGGTTGTACTTTCATTTTATATTCAGGAAAAGATGTATGACCACCTTCATTATCTTTTAAATATAAAAAGAACACAAGAAATCTTTTGGCACTAGCATAGTCCATAACATCCACGTGTTCCTGAAATTCATCTACATTATTAACTTCATATTTTTTAAAACGGATTTGTTCAAACCCAAATTTTTCTGGCCATTGTTTGACTTCATCTATCTTATTATCTTTTATATACTTGCCAACATATGGTCTTAATGTTTTATATATTATATCAACATACTCTTGCCAATCTTCATTTGAATTGATATTAATTTCTGTAAAAGACCTGTGATCTTTCAATTCTGTTTTAACCCATTGTTGTTTTGAATCTTCAAACTTGTCAATCAAGTGTTGACATTGTTTTGGTTTTAGTACATCATCATATACAGAAATATAATTACTCAATTTTACCACCACTTTTTAATTTATCATCTAAAAATATTAATAACATATCTCCAATATAGTCTATAAACTCCTGTTTGTCAAGCCTTTTATCCTCATAAGGAGTGAATATAATATCGTAATCAAACTTCATAGGCATAGTACCGTCTGGATTTGCTTCTGATCCAAATCCTACTTTGCCGTATTTAAATATAACACCTTTGTACGGAGGTTGTAATAACTTTATACAAGTAAAGTCATCACCTTCTTTCTGTACGAAAGCGTATTTGTTACTCTGGTTTTGATTTTTCTTCGGATTCTTCTTCGTCTGATCCGTAGGTAAATTTTCTTTTGGCATATTCATCTATTTTAGTTAAAACTTCTTCCGTAAAATACTTCTCAGGATTCTCATTGATGTTCTTACCAAATACTTTTGAACCATCAGGCATTTCATATCTTGTAGATACTTTATTAAATATACCTGCTGCTTCTCCAAGTTCTAACAGACCATAGTATTGGTCTAAACCTGTTTTGTATGTGAGTCTTACATCAATCATAGCATTTTCTTTTGTTAACCTTGACTTATAATTTTTACAATGAATAATATTACCAATTACTTCGGTACCATCTTTTTCTTTTCTTTTACTTAAATAAATTATTGATGAAGCGGCGTACTTCAAACCTGAACCACCACCCATTTCTTTTTGCGGATACATAGAACCAATTACATCATAAGTGTGATTGGTCATAATCATAGGAACACCTGCCTTACCAAGTTTTAAAGTTAATACTCTAAATGTAGATTTAACTATTTGTGATCTAGTCATATCTCTTGTTTCTTTACCTGCGGCTGTGTCTTCCATTTCTTTAGTTGTAGATAACATACCTAAACTATCTAATACGAACAACAAAGGTTTTCTTTTGCCTTCTGGTTGTTCAATATACTTGTCTAAAATTTTTAAAGATTGAGTTCTAAATTCTTGTACAGTTGATACAGGTACTACAACCATTCTAGTTGAGTCAACAGCTCTACTTTCAATCATACTTTTTGTGATAGCACTTTCTGATTCGAAATAGATTACACCTGCGTCTTTGTCTTTGTCTAAAAATGCTTTTACGATTCCTAATGCAAAAAATGTTTTACCTGTAGCGGCCTCACCTGCAATTGCAGTAATCTTGTTCGCTGGCATTCCACCGTAAATTGATCCTGATAATAGAGCATTAAAGGCATACGAACCTGTGTCTATAAAATTTGTTACATCTGCTGTATCAACACCTTCACTAACTAGTGTAGCGTATTCATTACCTGTTTCTTTAATTATGTCTTTTAAAAAGTTACTCATATCATCTCCTGTAATTTATGTCTAAAGTATAACATATCTTTTCAATATTGTCAAGCTTTAATCGTTTAATATATTAGGCACTTCACTTACTCTATGGCTTGCTCTCAACACGACCTTTCGTGCTTTAGGCGACAGTTTTGTCGTATCTAATTGATCTTCACTCCATAGTCTATACTTCTCATCTTTAGGAACCCATTCTTCAGGTGGCTCTTCGTATTCGTCTGGTCGTATTCTATCCCATAACATTGTTTTAACTTCGTCAATTGCTACTGGACCCAAATCATTAAATGTTCTTCCTTCAAATTTAGTTGCCATAGCATAGACTTGTTCTTTATTGTATTGTATCTTTCTTTGATAATCCCAATACTCTTTTAATTCGTTGTATTCTTTTGGTTGAATTGCCATCACAATATTTATCCGAAAAAACTATCAAGTGTTCCTTTTCTTACTGATTTAAATAAATCATTGTTCTTATCTTTAGAAAAATACCAGACATTTTCTATAAAAGTTTTGTTCATAAATTCTTGTTTGGCTTCTTCAGTTTCAAATAGTTTATCTGATTTAGGTCTTTGCATTATTCTCATACCTACTTGACCTACAAAATTATCTTTTAACATATCAACAACTTCATCACAACTTCTATATCGTTTACCTTTGATAGTTGGATCCATAATGTTAATTAGTGTGTGTTTAGATACTTCAAAACATTTTTTAGATACAGGTAAAAAGAAATCATCACGCCACTTCTCGTACTCGTTGAATTTAAACCAAGATTGATTTTCTTCTTTCTCTCCACCTTTATTATATTCTTCGGTACTAAAATATGGTGGACTTGTAAAAGAACAATCAACATCTTTAATTGTATCCCAAGGTAAATCTTCAGCACCTGTATTGTAGATAGTAACCTTTTTAGGTTTAGTTAAGAAACTATTATACAATTCAATTTGTTTCAGATATTGTTTGTAAGTATTAGGGTTTGGATCACAACCGATATATTCTTCGGCATCCGAAGCAAAGAAACCTGCAAGTCTATCGCCCCAACCACAACTTGTATCTAAAACTTTTTTAGCACCTGTTAGTTGATAGATAGTCTTAGCAACATTAGGTTTAAATTGAGTTGCAATATATGTACCTAGTCTAAAGGCACTCATATAACTTGCCTCAGATAATCTACCACCTCTTAATTCTTCTTTACCTTCAACCAATACTGTCTTCATATTGTTTATACCTCGCCATATAGGACCTAGACAACGCCATATATCTTTTGCATTACCATTTTGCCATACATCTAAAGGTGCTTTGAAACTATAACTTGAACAGTTTAATCTTAACTCTTGGTGAAAATAATTAGATACACTATTGTAGGTTGATGGTGCTGATATAACACCTAGACCATAATCTTTGTAATTGTATTTGTAATCGTCATATTTTTCTTTAACATTGTTGTCGTTAGTATTGCAGTATGTACTAATATCTTGTTTCTGTAAATCATAAAATGAAGTTCTTACATCATCTAAAGTTATTTTCTTTAAAGGAAATTTTGGTCTATACTTCTCAATATATTCTGATAAGTCTAATCTAAATTGATCTCTACCAATATCATTAGTTATCTTTTCAAATGATTGTTGATCCATAATAGGCAATCCATTTTCGTCTGCGTATTTTTTTAAATAATCTATCATAATTTATACTCAAAGTTTTGAGTTACTTCATTTATATGTACTTGTTTAGCACCATTCTTAATATGAAAGTG